ACTAAGTGCAAATATAATCTCCTTAATTTCTCCTTTTTTAACTTTTTCTTCTAAAGAGTTAATTGTGTCAATTGCTTTTGGCAACTGTTCTGATACTTCCAAAAGTCTTTTTACATCTCGCATTATACTTCCTACATCCTTATCATCATCTCCATCTACAGTGTCTAAAGCTATTTGTATTTGCTCATTCAAAGCGTTTATAACTTTTGATGAGGTTAGTAAACCTTCTTTAATTGCTTTTAAGGCTGATATTGTAGGTGTTCGCTGCAAGTTATTGTACTTGTCCATCCCTCGTTTGACATCATCTGTGATAGCGGTATCAATCTTGAGGTCTTCAAGGAGTCTTCTTTTTCGTTCTGCTTCTGGGTATATTGAATAGGGCGATCTGTAGTCGCACATAAAATATATGAAGGAGAGATATTTAAATGCGGTTCTTTTTTTTCTGTCTTTGTCATTTACTATTATTTTTTTAAACTCAGGTATAATTCTAGCCTCAGTCTCTATTACTACTTGGAAATTTTCTTCTCTGAAAAGTTTCATGATTTAAATTTTTAACTCTATTTGGATTACAATGGAATAAACCAAAGTAAGGAAGTCTTATACCTTCGAATTCACCTTTACCCATTCGGTATGCTACATACTCAAACTGTGATTCGATAATGGACTTCAACTCTTTAGTTGTTCCTCCCATCTCATCTTTAATTTCTTTTATTAGTTTTTCTTTGATCTTATTCTGTGCCATTATCTTCCTTGCCCTCTATATTTTTTTTTATAGTTCTTGCTATTTGCGTTATTTGATGTTTTGCTTTTAGCATGAACTCCCGGTCTTTTCTTTTTTGTTTCTAAGACGTACGTACTAACTCCAAGTCCTCCTTTTTTTGCCATTATTCCTTGTATTTAATATAATATCGGATCATCCATTCATCAGTATAGTCAGGAACCGCGTAAATATCGTAGTCAAAATCAATACCAAGTTTAGTAAGCTCCACCTCCTGAATCTCAATAAACCGGAAGACTGCTTCCAACGAACTAACCGCGACTTCAATAAAATACTCATTACTCTGCATGTATTTGGAATTCAAAACTTAAAAGATAACTTACTAGAGTTGTGTCTTCTTCAGGAACTCTAAATACTAGTGGATGAAAAGAATACTTTCTAGTCTCTTTATCATACAGTAGTACATTTTTATCTTTTAATGCTTTGATCGCATTATTCAATACTGCTCTACTCCACCCCAGTTCTGAGGCAGCTTTTATACGATTGTCTTTTGTACATGGGTTGTTTTTATCTATAGTTGATAAAACATATACGACATCTAATTCAGTCTTTGTTAATTTTAGTAATCCGTTAATAGCAGATAGGTAATCTTTGCGGATTCTTTTCTTAGTTGTTGGAATTTGTATCTTCATTGTACTTAATTACTTTTTCTATTTTTCTTGATAACCTTTTAGCCATCAATTGTCTAACATTCTTTAAGAGAAGAATGATACATTGGTTTTCTGCGCTGAAGTTCTTTTTTTGTAAAGTATAAAAACGATCAATAAGTATGTTAATTACTTCTTCATTCGTAGTCCCTTCCTGAAATGTACCTGCTAGCTTCTCCGTAAACTTTATAGTTTGGAATCTTTCGTTATCTGAAAAGTCAGTAA